GAAGAGCTTCTCGGTCGGGTTTGCCGGGTTCTCCTTTAATACCGGACGGCCGTCTGCGTCTTCCTCAGCATCGAGGCAAGCGAAGCCGGACTGGTTGGTGATAATCACGCCGTCAAGCAAGCAGCTCGGGTCGAGGTCCACGGTGATGGACTTCTTGAGTGCCTTCCAGCCTGCGACTTCCTTCGCGGTGCCGCCGTTATAGCCGGACTTTAACGCGCCGAAAATTCTCGCGTTTTCGGTGATGATGGCGTTCTTTACGAACCAGCGGTTGAGGTAGCCCATGAGGCCCGCCTTCTCTGCGCCGAGCAAGATGCGGGACACCGGGATGAGCTTGCCGAAGTGCTTAATTGCAAACTTGACCGGCTTGAAGTCCGGGTCGGTTCCTTCCTCAATAGCTGCGCCGTCTTCAAATTCTACTAAGCCAGCCGGAGCGCCGTCCTCGTAGTTTACGGAACCGGCAAGGCTGTCGGTCGTCTCTACAGTGATGAGGGACTTCGCGCTGATGTAGGTCTTGCGGAGCTCGTTGATCTCAGCCTTTACGTCGTCCGGGACGAGTAAGTTCTCGCCGGAGGTTGCGCCTTCGCCGGTGATGAGTGCCTTCTCCTCCTCGGTGAGTGCCTGCTTGGATGCTAACTTGGTCATAGCCTTGAAGCCGCTGACCTTCTCCGGGTTTGCTGCCGGAGTCTCCGGCACGACTGCCTTGCCTGCCTTCTCAGCGCGTGCCAAAAGGTCGAACTCCTTCTGGAGCTCGTCAATCTCGTCGAGTAACGCGCCAGCCTTTTCGAGGTCCTTCTCCTCACCGTCCAAGAAGCTCTTCACTTCCTGGGACTTCTGCATGATAAGGTTCTGCAATTCTCTCATTTTCTTGTTCATTTTGTTGTCCTCCTTGTTAATTGTGGATTATGGTGTTTTTTGCAGTGATTTCACCCAAACGGGCGCGGAGCTGCAGCTCCTTGGTTTTGTCCGCCGGCTCCTTTTCCGGTTCCTGCGGGGTGTCAAGGGTGTCGTCCTTCTCGTACACGGTCTCGCCGGTGTAGCTCTTACTTACTCCGGCAGCGCGCTGAGCAGGAACAGCCACCAGACTGAACTCATACGCGTCCTTCACCCCGGCAAGGGTAAAGGTACAAACAGTCGGGCCGCCTTCCTTGTCGTAGCTTTTGCCCGGCCAGTGGCGGCAGTAGGTCTTGGTGTTGTCGGTGCCACAGATCGAACAGATGCTGCTCGACGGCGAAAAGCCGACACTGCCTTCCTTCTTGATGCCGCCCTTGATTTCTGCAATCAGGTCGGCGTTGCTCGTGGTTCTCACCATGTAGCAGTGAGCCACCAGCTGCGTGTAGAGCTCGCCAGACTTGAGGGCCTTGTCGCTCTGCACCAGTTCGGTCTTATAGATGCGGGCCACCTGGTTGTCAGTGCTGCGCCAGTGGTCCTTGATGACCGTCTTGCCCAGGAACAGCTTCCGCATATCGTCCAGCGCCTTCACGGTGAACCGGTCGAACGCCCTGTCCACTTCGTTGTCGCACAGTACAGCCTTGAAAGTGAATACCTCCTCGGCCGTAAGCGGAACAGGCGCCAGCTTGTTGATGGCCTTGAGGTCCTCATCCGCTACCGCGTGAGCGTCCAAGGTTGCCGCCTTCTGCATCATGCCGAAGGTTTCAATATCTCGCTGAGTGTCTTTTTCAGCCATGCCTTCTCCTCCTCTCTTTCAAGATTGATATACTGCGCCCCGGTGTACTGCACCGGAATGCTTGCACCGTTGCCCAGGAGCTGGTCGCCGCCTTCTTTTGCAGGGCGGTCCAGCATCTCGCGGGCCTCGTTCGGTGTTAAAAGGAAATTGTTGACCGCGGCCCCCAGTGCTTCCATCTGGGTCTTCTGGTCAGCTCGGAGCAGCACGCCGGTGTTGAACTTGGCGTGGTAGCCTGCCGCCTCTTCTGTGTCGCTCAGCAGCTTGTAGCCGATTTCCTCCTCGTACTGCTTCAAAATAAAAATTAAAGTGTCCACGAGGAAGCTCAGCTGCTGCGCTTCTGCGCTTGCGTAGCTGCTCTTGGTGTAGTCGCCCACCTGGTACGGCTTGACGCCGAAGGCGCTGGCGATCTGCAGTGCGCTGTATTGTTTAACCTCCAGGAACTGGCTGTCCGCCAGCTTCATGTTGAGCGGAGTCAGGGAGAAGCCGTACGGGATAGGAATGCTCGCGCCCTTGCCCTTCTTGCCCAGCTGGTAGTCTTCAATCTGTTTCAGGAGCGTCTGGACGTTCGCGTCGTTCAGGCCGCCGGTGTACTGCAGCACCGTCTTGGCGGTCATGCCGCTGTCGTATAAGTCGTTGACCATCTTCTGGGCCTTGATGTTGCCCTGGATGGTAGCCGTCAGCTGCTCCCGAACGCTGACACCCACCAAGCCGTCGAAGGTGTTGTGGCTCTTAATGTGCAGGACTTCCTCAGAGCCTAAAATGACCACGCCGTCCGCGCCCGTGTACTGGTAGTAGACGTCCGGCACGTCGGAGAGCCTTCTGGCGTCGTCATAGTACACGCGCACCTTGCGCGGGTCCATCGGCCAGAGCTGCGGCTTGTGTGGTTCGCGGGTATCAATCCAGGCGTACCCGTTGCCGTAGTGGTTCCGGCACAGCTCCATGGTGGACCAGAATGTGGTGGCCGTCATGTAGCGGTTCGGGCGTTCGTTTAGCATCCTGTAGTACGGGTGCTCGCGGGCGATGCGGATGCCCTGGCCGTCGGTTACCTGCTGCAATTTCAGCGGCAGCTTGCCGAGGCTTTCACTGAGCACCTTGAGGCACGCGAAGTACGTCGCCTCGCTGAGTGCCGGCCCTTTGGCGTCGTGCACTCCCAAAAAGGTCAGCAGCTGGTTGAGTGCCATCTGCTCCGAGGTGGCTGCGCTCTTCCCCCGGAAGGCTGCCACCGCTGCCTTTGTTCTTTCTCTCAGTTTCATGTTGTCCTCCTTTAACTCCAGCCCATAATGGCCAGGAATTGGTCAAGTGCTTCGCTCACCGGCACGCTAGGCTCGCCGCCGGTTGTCACCAGCATGAGCGCATGGGCGTCGATGACCGCGTCCACCGGGTCGATGCGTTTGAACTTGGCGCCCGGTTTCTTGTCCACTTTTATCTCCTCGAAGCTGTTCCGCACGATGGCCGCGTTTGTCATGGACCACGTCAGCAGCTCGTCCCGTTCGTCGTACTCAATCTGGCCGCCCTTCGTCAGCAGCTGCACCGCCACCGTCGCGTCGTTCAGGTTGCGAGCGCTCTGGGTGATCGTGACGACCGGACAGCCGAACGCCTCCAGGTCCTGCATCACGCCCGCCGCGTTGTGCGGGTCGATGCCGACGCCCAGGAAGTTCAAGCCCAGCCGCTCCCGGAGCTCTGCCAGATGCTTCACTATGAACTTGTAGTCGTTCATGTAGTCCGTGGCGCCACCGGTGACTGTTATCAGCCCCAGGCCCTCCCACACGTCGTAGGGTGCCAGGTCCGTCTCGATGTGTTCCTCCAGGCGGCCCCGTGGCATGAAGCTGTGGCTGTACAGGTAGTACCGCCCATTGTCAAGCGGGAACTCCAGCACCAGGGTGGTCAAGTCGCCGCCGCTTGATAGGTCGAGGCCCACCCAGCAGTCGCGGTACCCGGCCGCCACGATGTCGGCCAGAGTGCGCTCTGAGCCGCAGGCCTTCCATGCGTCCGGGTCGATGAACTGGTCGTCCGTGTTTTTCACCCACATGTTGAGGTTTTTGCACAAGAAGTCGGCCAGCTCCATGCCGCCCATATCACGGGCGGTCTGCGCATCCTGCCGGAGCGTGGCAAGTCGCTCCGGGTCCGCGCAAGTGAACGGGCAAGCCTTGGGCCAGTTGTTCTCGTCCCAGATGTTGTCGCCCTCGTCCAGGCAGTAAATGTCAATAAAAAAGTCCTCAGCGGTCGCCAGACCTTTGAGGACTTTCACGGCATAGTCGTCCATCTCCTTACAGAAGCTGTTCAGCTTCTTGCCTCGCGTGGTTATCATGGAGACCAGGGTCTCCGGCAAGGAGCGGGTGCCGTTGTATATTGCTTTGTACACACCGTTGTCTTTGTGCTGGTGTATTTCGTCGATACTTGAAAAAATGGAGCGGAAGCCGTCGTCCAGGCCCGCCTCACGGCTCAGCGCCTCGATGGTGCTCCCCGTGTTCAGGGCCGTGATGGTGCTCTTGTACTCCTTCACGTCGAAGTAGCCGTCCGGTTTTTTCACCTTGTCGTACTTGAGATCCGGGTCGGCCTGCACAAACTTGGCCATCTCCTCCCAGGCCAGCTTCGCCTGGCGTTTTTTCGTCGCTGCTGTGAACAGCTTGCCGTGGTTATAACCAGAGAAGGCGGCGATGTATGGCCCGATGACACCGTTCTCCATTGTTTTGCCCTGCTGTCTACTAATAGACTTGTACCGGCGCCGGAAGCGTCGGCAGCCGTTGACCGTTTTCTTCCACCCGAAGGTGCTGCCGATGTCGAACGCCTGGCAGCCCATGAGCCGCAGCGGCTTCGGTTCGGCGCCCTCGGAGAGGGTCAGGCGCTCGGCATATCTCAGGACCCGCTCGGCTGCTTCCACGTCCCAGTAGAACGGGAAGGCGGCGGTCCGTTGTTTGGCCAAGTCGTTCAGGTGACGCTGGCAAGCCAGGATGTGGAGCTGCCCACAGAGCTGGCCGGTGTCCGGGTACCTCCCGGAGCTGACGACCTGGCGCGCGTACTCTGTCACGCGGTCAGTCATCCGCTCACCACCTTCACGTCGAACTCGCTGAACTTATTTTCTCTCGGTGTCTCTTCTTTGACCGGCACCTGTAGCTTGCACCGGCTTGATATAGTGAGGCCGAGGTCCCTGGCCGCCGTTTGTGCCTGCTTAAAATAGCGGTCTTGGCGTTTGTCGGTGACCTCGGTCAGCACTGCCCACAGTTCCAGGTCTTTGTAGTAGCCCTCCGCGTTCTTATCCTTCGGCCGGTCTTTGGCCAGCTTGCGGAGTTCCTTCACTGCCTGCTCGTATAAACTCTGGGCGGTGATGTAGCGCGCCAGCGCGTCCACGTCCGTCTCGCCCATGATTTTGATTTTCTGCAGCTGCTCTGCGATTTTGTTGAATTGCTTTTTCTGTGTGGCGGTCAGGAAGCCGGGAGCCTCAATGCCATCCGTGCAAGCCTGCACTTCCTCCGCCGTTCGCTGTCTGATTTCGTCTTTTGTTAGATGCTTTTTTCCGTTGGCCATCACCAGGCCGATCGGTTGACGTGGTCCTGCCATCTCGGTCCCTCCTTTCTTCGCCGTGGGGAGTTTTTGCCACAAAACAGGCCTCCTGTGCCCGTTATCCTCCTAAAGGTAAAAACTTTTTGACCTACCCCCTGGGGTTTTAAAATTCCTATCAAAAAAGGACCTCATCGCTCTACGGTTCGTAGGTCGATGACGCCCTCGTCTTTCTTTCTCTTAAAAGTCTTGTTATCTAATATATTATGACACTGTATGCACACGCCCATGAGGTTCGTCCACTCAAGCCGAAGCTCCCATCCTTCCGGGGTCTTCAATGGTTTGATGTGGTGCACCTCGCAGGCTATCCGTCCACAGCCAGGGAGGCCCCCCTCACACTTGAAGCCACACTGCTGCAGCTTCGCCCTGCTTGTCATCTTCCAGGCCTTTGACCTGTAGAAGGCACCCACCTTGGGGTCCCTCCCCTTGTTGTATTCCCTGTTGTATTTCTTGGCCCTGTATGCTGCCTTGCGTTCCTGGGCCTCTACCCTCTCGGCCTCTACTATGGGCCTACAGTCCGGGCAGTATATCGGGCCATACTCTATCATGCGCTTGCAGCGTGGGCATGGTTTCATAGGCATACCCGCCCCTCCTGTCTTAAAGCTCCCGCCCACCCACCTTCGCCAGCTTATCCTATATCGGCATAACCTGAGGAAAATAAAGAAATGGAAAAAGACCGGAGCCTCTTGGCCCTGGTCTTTTACAATACCAGTATAGCACTTTTATATATGCCATTCTATTCCCTCTTTTTTGAGGGGTGGAACAAGGGAACAGGTGGAACAGCGTTTTTTATAAACTCCTAAATAAGGCTGTAATATACACAATATACTATACTGTATCGCCTTATTTGACACTTTTCTATTTTTATTGTTCCATCTGTTCCCTTGTTCCAGTAGGAATAGAGAAAGCCAGTAAATACAAGGGTTTGAGGGTTGTCAATGGGTGGAACAAGACCCTGAAAAAAGGGAACAGGTGGAACAGCGCTTTTATATACTAAAGTAAAAAGGTGGAACAGAAGGGCGCGCCCTGGCCCCTTCTTGTTCCACCTTGTTCCACCTTGTTCCGTTTCTTGCTCCACTATTATGCCGGATATTTTACACCTCGAAGCTGCGCGATCTGCTCCACGGTCAGGCCTCGCTGCAGGTACCGGCTGAACGTGTTCCTGGGCAGCCCGAACAGCTTGGCCCACTCGGCGTTGGTGTGCTCCTCACCGAAGCCCGGGTACTTCCTCCAGCGGGCCTCCAGTCTTTCAGTCCCTTCGCTCATCGCTCCACCTCCTTCTCTGTTCGTAGTCCTTCCAGCTCGTTCAGCACGAAGCGCTGGACGTATGGCGGCGGCGTGCGGTCTCCCGCTTCCCAGTTCTCGATGGTCCGCTTTGGTATCAGCATCCGGTCCGCCATGCCCTGCTGGCTTATTCCGGCCGCGGCTCGCGCCTGTTTCAGCGCGTCCGCGAAGTTTTGAGTGTTCTCCATGGTTTTGCCTCCTTTGTTTATTAGTGAAAAAATTCGAAGTCCCTGCCGTCGATGGTGATTTTGTTGGTTACCAGGTACCCGTCCTCGCCGTACACTCGCAGCTCAACCTCGTGGCCCATTTCGTGCATCACTCGCTGGTAGGCGATAGCGGCTCCATAGTTGACGTGGTTGCGGTTGTTGTCTTTGTGCTTGTAGCCCTCCACCATCTGGTCCACTGATTGGTACAGTCCTAAAAATAAAGTTTCGTAAAATGTTGATTTTTCCATAGTCCTCAATCCTCCATCTTGTTTTATTTGCCTTACTGTGATATAATGGAGGGCGGCGGAGGTAAGGCTCTCCGCTCGCCATCTTGTTTTGGTGCTTGGGTAGCTTTTCCTTGGTCGGGGGGTGCTACCCTTTTTTATTTGGTTATAAACTCGATGCACTCAAGTATTTGCTCTTCGGTAAATCCTTGAGCTCTCAGCCATTCAATCAGTCGCTGAATGTGCTTGTCTATCAACTCGTCCATGCCCTCACTTCCTTTCCTAAGAGGTTTCCCTCTGCCTTACAAGTATATTATACCACTCATTGGGTGGTATGTCAACACTTTCTTGCAAAAATTTCAAAAAATTTTTAATATAAAACGGCGCCGGCCTTTATATTAAAATACCTTTAAACAAGAAAAAGCCCCGGGTCGCTTTTTTGTCGAAAAAATGTTCAGACTATTCCCTCTAATATTATAGTGGTATAATAATAATTACCAAAATATTCTAATGAAAAGGAGAGCAGCATGGAGGAAGTAAAGAAGAAAAAGAAGAAGTGGTGGCTCATTGTCTTGATCGTCGTCATAGTTTTGGCCCTTATCGGTTCCCAGGGCTCTGATGATACAGAAGACGAAGGAAGGAGCGCACCGACGCAAGCAGCGGCCGAGGCGCCGACGGAAGCACCGGAACCGACTGCCACCCCGGAACCTACCAAGGCGCCGGAGCAGGATGCCGACCCGACCGAAGCGCCGGCGCCGACGGAAAAGGCAGCGGAACCGACGGCCACGACCGCACCGACCTCTACACCGAAGCCTACAGCTACACCGAAGCCGACGGCCACGCCTACACCGTCCGCGACGATGGGAGAACGGAACGCGCTCAAGAAGGCGAAGTCCTACCTGGATTTTATGGCCTTTTCCTATGAAGGACTTATAGAGCAGCTGGAGTTCGAGGGCTACAGCCACGAGGAGGCTGTCTACGGTGCTGATAACTGCGGAGCCGACTGGAAAGAGCAGGCAGTGAAAAAAGCGAAGTCCTACCTGGATTTTATGGCCTTTTCCTATGAAGGACTTATAGAGCAGCTGGAGTTCGAGAAGTTCACCAGCGAGCAGGCGAAGCACGGCGCTGATAACTGCGGGGCCGACTGGAACGAACAGGCCGCAAAAAAGGCGCAGTCCTACCTGGATATTATGGCCTTTTCCCGTGATAGCTTAATAGAGCAGCTGGAGTTTGAAGGCTTCACAAGCGCGCAGGCCGAGTATGGTGCCACCGCTGTGGGCTACTAAAAAAAAGAAAAAAGGACGGTTTTCCGTCCTTTTTTTATGCTTTCATACACCTTTTTCACGAAAATGTCAAGCCCACCAAAGAAGCCCTGGCGCTGTAGGGCTCCAGGGCTTTGTTCCTGATATTTTGTCTACCTCCACCACGCTACTGCGACTTCATAATGTTCTGCCCACATATAGTCATGGAAATGCTGATTACTCATTCCATCTTCCCATGAATAATTTTTGTTTGCAAATGCTTCTACCACATACGGCTTGCACCTATCGCATGTTCTCCAATCATATACTTCTCCGTCGTATGCGTATGTAGCAATCTCATGTTCTTCTCCCACTGTGATATTTTTGTCGCAGCAATCACATGTATGTCCTTTTCTCGCCTTTATTCTGCGCGGTTCTTTTAAAGTATTTAGCATGTTTGCCTCCTTTTCTATACCAGTTCTTCCTCCAGCATCCGGTCCACTTCCTCCGCGATGCGCTGCTGCGCTATAGCGTGGTACTTCTCGTCCAGCTCGAAGCCGACGAAGCTGCGGCCGGTTCGGATGCACGCCACAGCCGTGGTACCGGAGCCCATGAAGGTGTCAAGTATAACGCCTCCGGGCTCGGTGCTGTCCTCTATCATTTTCACGATCAGCTCCACAGGCTTCTGGGTCGGGTGGACCTTTTCGCCGTTCGTCTTCTTGGCGCCGCTGTTAAAGGCCACCATCCGCCAGATATTTGTGCCCACGCCGCCTTTGGTCTTCCCTTTGTAGGTGCCAAAAATAACAAGCTCATGGGCGAAGGAGTAGAACGAACCGGGGCCGCTTTTCTTGTCCCAGACTATCATGTTCCGCACCGGCAGCTCCGCGTTGATGAGCGGGAAGTAGTAAGCATACCCGCGCCAGTCTGTAAAGAAGTAGAAGCTGCCGTCGTCTTTCAGCACCCGGCGGTATTCCTGGAACAGCTGCTTGTAGAACGGCGTGCAAATTGCTAAGTCGTTGAAGGTGCGGTTGCTGTTCAGGTTGTCGCTGTTCAGGTTCTTGGCGTTCGTGTTGCAGCCGGCGTGGCCCATGCTGAGGAAGTACGGCGGGTCGGTGATGACCACGTCCACGGACTTGTCCGGGACCGCTGCCAGGCCTTCCAGGCAGTCAATGTTGTCGATATAGTTCAGCCTCATTTTTCTGCCTCCTCCTCTTTCAATTTTTGCAGCGCCTTGCCGTGGATGCGGTGCACCTGGGTCCAGCTGTAATTCATATTCACGGCCACCTGCTCCCAGGTCATGCCGTCGATGTAGTACAGCCGGAGCAGCAGCCGCTCCCTCGGTTTCAGCTTCTCGATGGCGCGCTCGATCTCCGCCATAGCTTCGGACAGTGCCGCCTTCTTCGCACTGAGCAGCGCCAGCAGCTTGTCCTCGCGGTCAATCTGTTCTTCCCGGGCATAGTTCTCACCGGAGCCGCCGCGAGGCATACCGTCCAGGCGCGGAGAGCGTGGGCTGTACTTCTCCCACTCCAGCGTCTTGATTTTTTGCTCCAGGTGGTCCTTCTCTCTTTTCATATCTCTGTAGGCTTTCAGCCGTTCCTTGGTCATCCCTTTGCCTCCTTCTCCTCTATCAGTCGCAGCGTACCAGTCCCGGGGTCGTATTCCGCACTAAAGCGGAACGGCTTCGCCGGTGCCTCGGTCTTCTGCTGCATCTTCTCCCACAGGTCCGCATCCAGCTCGACGGTGTGGAACCGGTACCCGCAGTCGATACACTCCCGCCGCCGACGAACGCTCTCCAGGTCGGGCCTGCTCTCGAAGACCCGCGTCTTTCCATCACATACCGGGCAGGTCATCGCTTCGCCTCCTCTAGGCCCGTATCAATCCACAGCCCCGTGGTGTCTTCTGGCGGTGTGGGCCCAAAAAAGACCCTCACCGGCTTCACTGGCGGCAGGCCTAAACGGGCCCGCATCTCGTTCGGTGTCAATATTTCGTGCATTGTAGCGGCCGCAAGCTCTGGCCGCTCATCCGTTTCCGCCGGGACGAACAGGGGTTGGCGCGCCCAGATGTAAGGCGTCCCGCAGTAGGCACACTCTTTGGCCGTCATATCCACGACGCCGCCACAGTTTGGGCAGTTGGTTCTCATGCGGGTCCCTCCTTCTCTTCGTGTCCTTTGCACGGGTACTCTTGCTTGAAAAAATACGGGTAAGGAACCGGCACGCCTATGTCGTTGTAATACTCCGTGTAGTCGCAGTAGTCCAGATCCCCGGTATCTTCTGAAAAGTCAAACCTCTGAACATCGCCGGAGCCTTGGGTCTTTTTGTGATGCACGCAGTTTATACACTTCTGTGGTATGTTCATCGCTTCGCCTCCTCTATAAAATGCCACCCTTGGCCATCTTCGTCCTGCACGTACGCACCGTCGGGGACCTTCACGGTCTTGCTGCTTGTAGTCTTAGGCAGCCGACGGACCTCGAAGCGCCACCTTCTGGCGTCGTCCCCAATTTTTTGGAATAGCCTGGCCTCGGCCAGCATGGGGGTATCTTCACAGATGCCGAACTGGAAGCACTTCTTTGCTGTGTTCCAGATGCCCCACTTTACACCAGGGGCTCCGCGGTAGTATGTTTCGCGCCTCATTGTTTTGCCTCCTTCACGATCTCCAGGCGCAGCGCCTCGATGGCAGCGGCCTGGCCTATGTCTTTGTTTTTCAGTGACTTGAGCACGCGCTCGTCGTGGGTGCCTTTTAGCACCAGATGGTACACCCGGCACACGTTCTTCTGGCCCGGGCGGTTCAGTCGCTCGTTGGCCTGCTGGTAAAGCTCCAGGGACCAGTTGAGGCCGAACCAGATAATAATATGACCGCCGTCCTGGAGGTTCAGCCCGTGGCCGATGCTGGCCGGATGCGCCAGCGCCACCGGTATCGCCCCGCGGTTCCAGTCGTCCATGTCGGCCGGTTTGTCCAGGGCCCGGCAGTTTATCCGCTCCCGGATGCGGTCGGCGTCGTGCTGGTAAGCATAAAGCACCAGGACCGGGTCGCCTCCCGCTTCCTCAATCATTTCCTCCAGGGCGTCCAGCTTGATGTCGTGAATGTGGTGCACCTGGCCGTCCAGGTCGTACACGGCGCCGTTTGCAAACTGCAGCAGCTTGTTGGTCAGCGCTGCGGCCGTTCCGGCCACGATCTCGCCGTCCTCGTTCAGGCTCTCCAGCACCTTGTCGCGCTCGAACTGCTTGTACTGTTTCAGCAGGGCAGCGGGCGCCTCCAGCTCAATGTCCTCGTATATCTGGCCCGGCAGGCTCAGCACGTCCTCCTTGCGGATGCTCATGCACAGGTCCGCCAGTCGCTCGTAGACTTCCTGGCTGGCTCCTTCTTTCTCCCGGTAGCTGTAGACGATGTGGCCGTTCATTTTATCCGGGACCAGGAAGCGGGAGCGGAAGGCGCCAAGCGTGCGCCCCAGTCTCGCGCCCTGGTCGAGCAGGTACACCTCCGGCCATAAATCCTCCAGCCCGTTCGGGCGCGGTGTACCGGTGAGGCCTATCAATCTATGAATACGGCCGCGCACCCGGCGCAGCGCCTTCCAGCGTTTCGCCTGGGCCGACTTGAAGCTGCTCAGCTCGTCAATGACCACGATGCGGAACGGCCAGCCGCCACAGTGGCGCTCGCACCACTCCACCAGCCAGACCACGTTCTCCCGGTTTATGACGTAAAGGTCCGCCGGCGTGTTCAGGGCTGTCACTCGCTTGTTCCGGTCGCCCATCACCCGGGAGACGCGAAGGTGCTGCAGGTGTTCCCACTTGTCGGCCTCCTTGCTCCATGTGTTCTCGGCCACTCGCTTCGGGGCGATGACCAGCACAGGACCGTCTTCCAGGAAGTCGAAGAGCACCCGGTCGATGGCTGTGAGGGTGGTCACGGTTTTGCCCGTTCCCATGCCCCAGAAGAGCGCGCAGGCCGGGCGGCTTAATATCCAGTTAATGCCCGCCGCCTGGTGCGGGTATGGTGTGAAGTTTAGAGTCGCTTTATCCATCTTTGCTTCGGGCACGTGGGTGCCTTGTCCTCCCTTCTCCTGCTCGGTGTGTCCCAGCTGCCTCCTTTTGTCATTCCGTCGAAGGTCCACCCGGAGGCCTTCAAACTAGCGCCGCTCTCGGTGTCGAGGATGTAGGTCACCAAGCGCTTGTAGCCGAGTTCCCTGGCGACTCTTGCCGCCCTCGAATATAGGAAGCTGCATGTGTTTTTAGTGCCA